TACAACGGTCAGGGTAGATAAAAAAAAAGGCCAAGAATCCTATAGGACCTTGACCTTTTCCAATCTGTAGTATTGAATACGTTAGATTGTTCTACAGACCAATTAGCTTAACTTTCGTTCGCTAATTTATTAAAGTAGCTTAAAGTATCATCTTCATCCGAAGAAGATTCTGATTCCTCAGCGGGTAATGATGGCTCGGAAACTGATGCTCCGACATTAAGATTAGATGTAGCCTCCATCGTAGGTACAGGCGCAGTGGACATCGCTGCCATATCCGCACTGATCCCAGCGTCGACTCCCAATACTCTATTAAGCTTAGCTTTAAGTTCGTCATAACTTTTGTATTGTTTTGGATCTGTAAACTCACTTAATGAATGTAGTTTTCCATAAACATCTTCAAGTTGTGCTTCATCACCTTCGAATAAAGCAGAAGGGGTTGCAAACTCTGATTTATCATAGTTAACCCAACCATCTACTTTTCTAATTTTAATTTTAAAGTCAGCACCTTCCCAGAAGTCATATGGGTTTACAGGATTTTCATCGGCAAATTGTGGTTGCATTACATCCATAATTTTATCGAATATTCTTTTACCAAATTGGTAAAGTTTTACCTGCCCATTATTCTGAGGGTTTTCAGGATCGTTAATTACGAGAATGTTAGATACATAATGCAATCTTCTTTTCCTTTCTCTAGCTAAAGCTTTATCCTCGTCTCTACCAGTATTCCAAAGAACCGTATTCGACTCTGATACAGGATCAGGTTGATTTATAGAGGTTAAAGATTTTTCAATATACCATTGACCGTTTGGACCTTTGAATCCGTGGTCCCAGTATCTTACCCAAGGAAGATCTTCACCTTCTTTGGCAGGTAAGAATCTGATTACCGCGTAACCATTTCCTGCTTTGTCTCTGGTAGGTTTCCAAAGTCTGTTATCTTCATAAGAAGAGTTATCAGCTTTTGGTGTGGATACAGCTTCTGCTGCTTTTACGAGTTTGTCGATAGACGAGCCTCGTGCGCTCTTTAAGTTTTCAAATGACATTTTTATTTCTCCATGTACACTGTATTGTTGAATTATCCACTTTATCCATAATATAATTAAGTATATTATACCACACTTCTATGGTTTTGTAAACCCTTTTTTGATAATGTCTATACATTTAGCTTTATTAAAGTCTACAAATGGTTTATATTTCATGACCTTTCTATAGATATCTGGCCAAATAATTGTTTCAGTTATCTTAGATCCTTCACGATCCATAAACCCTAATATTGAATCGAGAATGGCAACTGTTTCCAAATTGATTTCTTCTCTCATCAATAATTTTATTATCAATGGATGGGTTTGTTTTGCTTCAAAGAAGCTATCAAACTCTTTATCCATATCTATTAAAGTATTTATATCTTTTTGAAACTCACGATGTATGCTTTCGCGAACTTTCATATGTTCTTTAAAGTTACTTTCACCACCTTCATTTAGCATATCCCCAACGTAACTAACTCCATTCTTAAAATTAGCTATATAATATTGTAATAGTTTATCATCATAAGTCTTAGCTAATTTGGCAAAAAAGTATTTATCTTTTCTAGCAAAGAATGATTTAGGCGTTACATTTGATTTAAAATTATATTTAATTGCATCATAACTGTCTTGCTCGAAATGTAATTTAAGAGCATTGTACATACTATAAGCATCAAATGGTTGTGTCATACTGGTTCCAGTTTCTCGCCATCAACGGTGGTTAAACAATTATCGCACCATTCAAAATCGCCATGGTTGCAATAAAACTTTTCTTCTTTTTTCTTTCTAGATTCTTCGGTGGCTTTTACCCAACCATCTGAGTTCTCTTGCCACTGTTTAGAATTTGTGGTCATACCGGTAAGGTATTGCCTTTCTTTTCTTTGATTAGATTTAATCCTTGTGCTTCTGCAGTTACTTTTTCTTTTAGAGAATCACTAAGTAATTTCTTTATGTTTCCATAATCCATTCCTCTTTGCTCTATAATAAAATTCATTGCATCCATATATGACATATTGTTTTTAGCTACTAACTCTTCTACGCCAGCACTAAATCTTTTCTTAGTCATAATCTTTTCTTCTAATACATCCATTATACTACTCTCATAATTATACAGTCTTTATTAATTCTGCCTGTGGGTTCATAAATCTTTGTTGTTAATCCAGCCCATATTTTCTTTATTTGGAATTCTGATTTGTTTAATATCTGGGGAAGTATATCAGCTGGCTTTCTTAGCTTTGTAACTTTGCTAAGTTTAGGATCAAAATTCTTTAACGTAGATCCAACAACTTCAAAGCCCGATCCGCTTTCTGTAAAGAACTCGGTTAGCTTTCCTTGTTTGGTATTGTACATCCATAGTTTAGTTTTGCCTGGTATTAATACCGGATCAATAGATGTTAATTTAGATTCCATATGTTCTTTCATATAGTTTAACTTAGATACTTGCTTATCATTGCTCTTAGGCACACGTACACGCGCCTTACGAGTCGCTTTAAAGCTATCTTTAAGTTTATCTAGGTCAGAAAATATATCTTCGTATACGTTGAGCATTTTCTTTTTATCACTTTTCTTAATATGACCATAAGCTTCTTTTGCCTGATCGCATTTATTTTCATACGCATCTTTTAGAACAATATAATCATCGTCAATCATATCTCTAAAAATAGTTATAGCGTTACCTTTTAATCCATGGTTTTTAAATAAAGAATAACAATCAAATTTAACTTTATAATTACCATTCATCCATTCATCAACAACATGTACATCAAAATTTTCATATATTGTATTTTGTACTTTGGCTTTTGTTCTTTCTTGTATGCTTGGTAATTTAGGTTTTTCTTTTATAGCTTCTACTCTTTCTTCTTCTAATAGCGAAGCTTCTTTTAATAATTCGTTTGCAATGTTATGATATTTTTCTTTAACGACTGGTGCATATTGATAACCTCTGGACCAAACAACGGCGATGTTACCAATTCTTCTTATTTTCCAATCAGGTAATCTGCAAAAGATTTTTATTTTATCGTCATCCCAACCTTCAACATCTTTTAAATAATCCATTGCAAATGGAACATAATCTTTATTATCATAGAAATAATTATACCAATGGGAAGCGTGTGTCCAAAGAGGACCAACGTGACCGTCTTCTTGTTCTTTTAATATAGCTTCTTGTTGATCTTCTGAGAATAAAGGTTCTTGCCCCATCATTTTAGCATCGAGTGAAACCCGATCCTTTCTCATCGCTATACGTTTTTTATTTATTTTCTTAATTCTTGCCATAATTTATAAGGTTGGGGCAGAGGTCACATTCTGAAAGATAAGGAGTTAAAGAGTGACGTACCCCGTTATTTATCATCTTCTCATACGTGCTATATCTATAGCGTGTTCCTTATCGTCTTCGAAGATAGGTACTGCATTTGATTTATGCATCGTTGCAATACCAACTAATTTTCTTTCTCCGGTATATTGGAGAGATTCTTTTTTGCCCATAGAATCTTTTACTTTAGATATTCTTTCTAAGAATTCTTTTCTATCTTTCTCTCTTTGCTTTTGTGCTTCGAGAGCTTGCTGTTGCCTAATCGGATCTATCTTCATAGGAGTAAAAACTGGCTTCTTTTTTCTAACAGGATTAGCCGCATGATTCTTTCTCTTTTTTCCTGATGGTCCATATCTAAGTGAACCCATGTAAAAACTTGTTGTACCCATAATATGTATTATACCATAATTTCTAAGGTATGTAAACCCCCTTTATCCTTGCTGATGCTTAATGTAAGACTCTACTAGTTCTTGACCTTTTAATTGGTCTCCCATTATAATTACACCACCGTCTGATAGTGTTCTGCGAATACTTCCGTCGTTGTAGCATAGATCAATTACCCTTTTACCATCTTCAGTATCCTGAGGTCTATTATCGTACCACATTGAATTTAGGGAATGTGAATGTAATGTCTTAACACCCTTTGCCCATTCTTCAGCTTCTATTTTAAGTCTTTGCTGTTCGACTCTATCTTCATATTGTGTCATTTTCTAATTTCGCCTCCACGATTTCTCTGATAGTTTTTTCATTATACCATATTCCGTGATATATCTCATGTGAGCCATTTTGCCATTCGACATGATACCTTTTATACCCAAAAGGTCTATCATAGAATATTCTACAATCACCATAATTTTCTACTAACACTCTCATTAGTAATCACCATCTGCTGATTTGTTAGCGTTGTATGCATCCATATAAGAACTACCTTCTAGAAATCTAGCGGTATCTTTATCTGAATAATACATATTTTCTGGTGAGAAACATTCTAGAGAACTTGCTGATTGATGACCAGCTTTTTTAGTAGCAGCTGTTAATTTTTTATGAAGACGCATTTCTTCTTTTTTAGCTGCTTTGCGTTGATCCAGTTTACGAATTGATTCTTGGAATTCTAATTCTTCGACTGTTGTGTTTAGTTTTTTAGCTTTGGCTTTTAGCGCCGATTGTTTGATTAGATCTAATCTATTCATATTAACTCCTTATTAATATATTTTATGGGGTGTATTATACCGTATTTTACGATGTTTGTAAACCCCTAATTTCATTTAATTTCAAAATAACTTCCTCGTCAGTCAGATGTCCTATAACATCATTTGTAATAGGTGTAGAATAACAAAGAGCACCCGAGCCGTCCAGGACTGCGAGTTCCCAAAGCCCGTTCTTAAATCCATAAGATCCCTTATGACGGATAACGGAAGCACCGTATCCATTAGGAAACTTATAAATTCTTTGCGTACCGCCATAAACATTGTTATTCTCTACTAAATACTTCGACTGTGGAATCATTAAAGTATTTCTCCTTCTAATAAATTTTTATCTGAGAAACCACCACCAAATGGGGCAGATTCTAACCTAGTGACACAACATTGATTGTCGTATCTTTTTCTTTGTACTCCTTGCACATATCCTGCGAGTGACTTTGCAGCTTTCTCGTCTTTAGCATATATGTAGGATTCAGTTGTAATTAAAAATCTTTCCATTATCTTCTCCTTAAATAAACATCGTATCTTGTTGCATGTCTAAGAGGTAAATACGATGTATAATTTTTACCGTCTTTTAGACCGGGTTCTTTTCTTGGGCCTCTGCCTCTAACATGGAGACCAAATACATTTCCTGCTTTCTTTAAAGCAGTTCTAACGGTTTCTAATTCTAGCATACCGCCTGCATCTAAAGGATCGACGGTCATTAAATATGTACTAACTCTCATTATATAGCCTCCACTTGACCGCATGTATCGAACCAGTTTTTAAGTTCTGATTCGCCATCGCAGATATCGCCATCACGCATTAAGTAAGTTGCGGAATAACCTTTTCTTTCGCTTTCTGGCATCATAGTCCAAGACTCAGTCTTTTCTAAGATCTCAGATCTCATCCAACCATCTTCACGGTTATCGATAACTTTTAAAGCTACGACATCGCCAGTTTTCTGATTAATAAAGATCTGGGTCACAGATTCCCAAGATTCGCAAACCTTAGCGTTATTTTCAACGATTTCATAATCGAGGATATATTCTTCAGAACCATAATTACCGTACTCGATAAGAGGTCTAAGTTTTTTCATAATATCCGGGGATTCACCTAGGATATTTGGAACTACGTAAGTAGAACCGCCTTTGAATTTCCAGTATTGTGGGCATTCGCCTTTGCCATCCCAGTCATGAGCACCGTAGTTTTCTCTGTATTGTGTGTGAATTACTAATTTCATATTTAACTCCTTATTTTTAAATATATGTGTATTATACCGTATTTCTTAGGCCTTGTAAACCCCTTTTTTGAAAAGTTCACGTAATTGTGACGAAAGGTGATATCTCGTATTAAAAGTCACCTTTCGCCACCTGAACACATACAAGACCTCGTCTTCTCCACATGGCTACGACCTGATCTCTATCGTCGAATACCATATCTGGTTTCCAATCCTGTGCTATTAAAGCATCTAAAACTTCTTCTTTGAAACCATCATCTGACCTAAAATCACCATCTGGTCTTAAGAATAAGTGTGAAAAATTTACTCCAGCATATACTAATTGTTGCTCAGTAACTTCTCTATGTCTTTCGTTTCTAGCTGAAACTACGACTATATCGTGTCCTTGTTCTTGCATAGCTATAGCTATATCAACCACTGGTTGGTTCGGGGTATCACCTTTCATAACTTCAGGATCTAAGAATTTAGCCCAATCTTTAGGCTGTGAACCATCTACAAGGTGTCTTCGATGGGTTATATCCATTAAGGTTCCATCTACATCAAATATTAATTTCATTAAAACTCCTTACTTTTTTAATTTATACTGTGTATTATACCATAAAAAAGGGGCTTTGTAAACCCCTTTTTTCAACTTTTTTCAACTTTTTTTACCAAGCATCCATCTTATTAATTACCCTTATGTTGTTAATAACTGCAGCTGTTAATATAAAATTAGTGGTTGTCATTTGTGGTCTATTTACATTCTCCATTATAAACGGTCCTGATAGACTTTTATGTAATACTAATCTACCAAGAGAAGGGTTAGTTCCAACAAATGGATTTCCTTCAACAATTTGTGGATGTTTTGTACCGTGTTCTGTAAGAAGTAAATCTAATACCGATAGAGTTATAAAAATTTTCTTTTGTCTTTCAGTTGGTTCCCGGTATTGGGGTGTATATTGTAACTTTTTCTTTTTTTCCCTTAACTTGTATTCTATCGATTTCACGGACTGCTGTTGATAAACCTGCTTGATAAGTGTAGGATGATAACAACAAGTCCACCCCATCATAATTGCGTGTTTGGCCTTCGAGTCTAGCACCGAGATTGACTGCGTCTCCAATGACGGAATAATCAAATCGTGATTCTGATCCCATATTTCCAACGATGCATTCGCCGGTATTGATACCAATACCAACCCCAATGCTTGGTAAACCCTTTTCTTCCAACTCTTTTTGTAATTCTTTTCCTGCATCAAGTATCTCCATCGCGGTTATAACCGCCTTATCTGCATGATCTGGACATTCAAGGGGAGCATTCCAGAAAGCCATTATACAATCTCCCATATACTTATCTATAGTTCCTCCATGTTTTAATATAATTTTAGTCATGGTATCTAAGTAATAATTAATTAAATCAACTAATCCTTCTGGATCGTCATTCTCTTTATATGCTTCACTTATAGGTGTAAATCCAATTATATCCATAAACATAAATGTCATCTCTTTACGTTCACCACCTAATACCATTAGTTCTGGATTCTTAACTAATTGGTTAACTAAATCAGGAGAAAGGTATGTACTGAACTGGCCTTTTATTTGTTGTCTTAGTTTAAATTGTATATAAAAATTATTGAATGCGGCTGAGGAAAAAGAAAGTATATATACTATTATAGGATAGGATAGATCAAGGAGTATACCACTTGAGGTCCAGAAGTACCAAACAAAAGCACCGTAGGCAGCAACAACGCCGAAGAAGGCTACAGCACCAACCCAAACGGAAAGATAGTAAATTGACATTATAATTAAGAGTGATCCAACTAGAATTAAACCTAACTCAGCCAGATCAGCCCACTGGGGACGTGATATACTTGTACCATCCATCACAGTCTGGAGAGCAGATGCTTGAAGCTGATGGGCAGAAAACAATCCCTGTGGAGTTGGAATCTGAGATCCAAGACCCGATGCTGTTAGACCTACAATTACTGTTTGGCCATTTAGATTAGGAAACGCATCATTCCCAAACTCATATTCTTTATGAGTGTAATTTGTATTTAACCATATAGAACTATTATATTCTGTTTTAATAGGATCGTATGGTGGAATCATTACATCTTTTATTCCATCATAATCAGCTTTTAATGAATAAGACTTTTTATCTTGTAATACTCTTATGATTTCTAAAGGCATTGCTGGATATAACTGTCCGTTTATTTGGGACAATAAAGGAATTCTTCTGGTTATATTATCTACTTCTTTACCAGCATTTATTAATCCTGCACCCCATGCAGCATCTTCTAATGGCTTTATATTTGTAACTAATCCAGAATATTCAGGAACAAAGTCGTACGCGTCGCCCTCGCCGAGCGTGGCCGTACCCACGTACGGGGCCGCGTTCGAGCGCCCTCGCGAAGAAGCATCTTGTGCTAATATTATACCATTATTATTCACCCAAGAAATAAATACCTCGTCACCACCAAACCTATCATTCTCAGGAAACATAATAGTAAATGCTATCATTCCAGCATTTGCATTTCTTAAATCTGATATTAGTTGTGCGTAGGTATGTCTTGGAAAAGGGTATTGCCCATATTTAGCCAGAGTTTCTTCCCCTAAATTTATTAATACTACATCTGATTCTTTATCTGGTAAAGATTTAATATATTGGTCGAAAGTATTTAATCGGGTTTGTTCTACTATAACTGGATCTGCAACTCTTATTCCTAGGAAAAGAATTAAGATTGCAATACTGGTCCAGATTGTTGTTATGTATTTCACTGCTGAGTGACCGATATTGTGCATCCACCGACTGTGACACAGTTCTGGGATAGTGAATATGATTGTGTTGTATTACCTCTTTGAACTAATGTTAAATCTGTTGGTTGTGAACCTAATAATGATACTGTTGCTGTGTGAGCACCGTTATCTCTTTGGTTAACAGATACATCATTACCATCAGAGTTTCTAATTGTAAGAGTAAATGTTTTGTTTCCGTTTTGTGCCTGTCTAGCATATACTTCGTTATCATCTGAATATATGTTTATATACATGCTATGGTTAATAGTATTCGTATCCATCTTTTGGCTTCCAATAAATGTATTATCATCACCATGTATATCTAATCTTACAAAGTTTCCACCAGGTTCGTTATTGTCATAATTCCATGTTGGAGATGTACTATCGTTAAGCGAATAACCTTGCCCAAACTTTACAATGTTATCATCACCCCAAATATGAAATTGGAAATCGTTAGCATTACAACTTGATGTAGAACATTTTTGTCTAACATCTACATTATTACGTAATCCATCTAAATCACCTCCCCAATTATATCCTGAACCCCATGCATCGGTATATCCAAAATACATATTGTTTCCTGATTGTAAAAGATTTACAGTATTATTGTTATGGTCAAAAGAGAATCTTGCATGTGTTTCATACCCGATTTGTTCTATACTCAGGTTAAAGTTATCACTAGAATTAACTTGGTCTATTTCTACGTGATTGTGTTCATCACCCGCCTTGACGTATGACGATAACGATAGATTGACCATCGCCAACAGTAATAAGGTTTTCTTTACCTTCATTTTCGCTCCTTAATGTTGTATTACTATCTATAGGAATTTTAACTGATATAATACCATTTACTTCTCTATAAAACCATATTTGACCCATACCTTGATCTATAATAGTATTATATTGTGTATCTTTATCAAATCCTACTGTTGTACCTTGAATATCAATTGTACCTGATCCTTGTGACTGAGCTGCTTGAGTACTACGTTTTAATATGTTTACTTCTTCAATTGCAACTAAAACATCTTGTAAAAAATCTACATCCAATAGATCCATATCAAGTTCAGTATATTCTAAATCTTCTTCTTCCCATTCTTCTTTTAATAAATCCTGATCGAGTTCATTAAAGTCTAATAAAGAATTACCTCCATCTGAAGATTTGCTTTCTTCTTCTACCACCTCTGTTATTTTTTGTGGTGGTGCTACGATAAACATATTGTCTATCATATTCAAATTTATATTATCTAATGTAACGGGCTGTGTAGGCATTTTATCAAAGCTTGATACCATTGTTGCTTGGTATGCTTCTGTTAAAGATACTGTACCACCTTCATTTGTTACTGTGATAGCTCCAGATGGTGAACAATCTCCATCTATTGTACATTCTGTTTCTGGAAGAAGTATAACTAAACTTCGACCTAATTCATCCACAGTAGTAGTAAAGTCCGTTCCCCTAACTGCAATAGTAGCTGTAGGAGTTGTTATTATTATATTTTCTTTTGGTACTAATCCTAATCCGCCAGTAGCAAATCTTGCAGTACCTGATACAAATTTCATACCAAGAGAATTGTTCTTAGTATTATCTGGATCAAAATAGTATTTAGTTAGCACAACCTCTGTGTGTTCTACCAATCTTAGTACTGTATCATCTAAAAAGGTTAATTTAATTCGACCTTTGGCTGTTTCAATAGCATCCAATTGCTGGACACCTAGTCCAAGTTCAGTGGTAAAACTCTCACCTTCGCGAGTTATTCCACCACTGCCCTTGTGTTCTGTTATATCGCCAATATTGTCTGCATAAACAAAAGAGCTAACTAGTAAACTAGTCGCCAGTATCTTTTTGCTTAATGTCGACAATTGCATTTTCTGAATCAAAGTCTGCATTTATAACTCCGTAACATCCAGTCACTCCCGATGGGCATGTACCTGAAGATTGAAGTATATCGATGTCACCGTTAGAACCAATCCATTCTAAAGTAAGTGAATTGTAAGCGCCATCTGACATAGCTGTAGCAAAGTTATTAGAACTTCCAATAACATCTACGTTCCAGGTTGCGTCATCGTTTTCAATATCAATATTCCAAACGTTCGAACCACCAGTAATATCTAAATCAAAATCCAATCTTTCTGCTGAAGCTGAATAAGCCCAGTCTATATCAAAAGTGTTTGAACTTCCAGTGATGTCTACATCTAATACTGAACTATCAGCACTACCACCATAACCTACGTTCCAATCCCAGATATTACTATTACCTGTAAATTTTAAATCTACGTCAGTAGTATCAAAAAGAGTTGGTCCAAAGACTTGGTTTAAATTACCGATCATGTCAATATCCATCGTTACGGTATTACCAGTTAACACCCAATCACTAGCACAAGCTCCTGAACTGATTGATCCACAAATCTTATTACCATAACCTATTTGGTCGATGTATAATTTAAGTGTGTCACCAGCTTGGTCAAGCTTAACTTCGTTATCGTTTGTTCCGGCATACAAAACCACAGGGCATAATAAAAGTAAAAATGCGATATATCTGTTTAACATTTTCATCCTCTTATATCCTCTATATTTTCAGGGGTAGGAACTTCAATAGGTAATTCATCCGGTTCTTCTATTGGCTTACTAAGAATAATTTCAGCATCGTCCATAATCTCTTCGACTTTGCTTTCTATTACTTTATTTACTGGCCAATTGATTTCCCAAAAGCCTCGTTCATCTCCCTGATATATTAATTCCAACACAGCTGCTTCGATTGTTGATCTAAGCGACCGTGTCACTGATTCGTTCTCTGTCATCCCATCTTCTATCTCTATTAGTTGGGTGTCCATATCAACGAATTTAAATACGTCATAACCATCAGCGATCGACAGAATGGTTTTTGACGCTTGCACATTTAATAAAATCTCGCCTGTCAATGTGCTAACAGCTCGGAGAGAAACAGTAACTATATCTCTTCGGTATTGTTGTGAATAACCAATGCCGAGGGTTCTAGCTCCCACCCCTCCTGTCTCGATATTAGTATCAAATCCTATGATACCGCCTTCAAGAATAATTCCAGCAAAGAGCAGAGGTGCTAGCCCAGTATCATCCTCTTTGCCATATTGTTCTCTGGTAGTACGGACAATTTGCCTTTCACGAGTAAGATGATCTAATCCTACCCTTTCTACTACTCT